ATCAGGTTCTATGCGTTGAACGGCTGTAGGTTGAGGCACATTGCCTGCGTATGGCCCAGCTAATTCAGTAGCTTTGTCGTAACCTGTCATTTGTTGAATAATCTTTTCTTCAGCAGCGCTACGACCTTCACGCAACTGTTTTGCCAATTCAGCAGCTTTAGTATCACCTTGTTTAGCAAGGTAAGCGCCAGTAAGCATATTAGCTACTGGTTGAAGGTTTTGAAAAAATGAAGTTGGCACATAACGACCAGAAACCATTTGACCTTGTGGTTGTTGGTTTTGTTGCATCAACATAGCCGCCATTTGTTGCTGGCGGTTTAATTGTTGTTGCTGAGCATATAACTCAGGAGGCAATGTGCCTTGTTGAGATAAGTTTAATTGGTCTAATTCGTTTGCCATAACAATTCCTTATTCAATACCTGATAAACCAACGCCACCACCCATACTGTAATCAGCATAAGGGTTAGTCCAATTAGGGGTTTGTCCTGTCCCCATCATTTCAGGTTTTTTATTACGCAATGCCATAGCCATAGCCATAGGACTTAAACCGCCCATGCTGCTACCTTGCGTTTGACCAGCCATTTGGTTATTTTGCATTTGTTGTTGCAATGCAGAATTTTGGTTTTGTTGTTGCTGTGCAATATTTTGAAACACAGGGTTTAAACCTTGGTCTTGTTGAGCAAAATAAGGTGCAATAGTAGTGAAATATGGACTAGGCATTTAGCGCTCCGTAATTAACCATTTTGTACCCATCAGGGCGTGTGATAACAGCTTCAGGTTGCACCAATTCAACTTCTTGTGCCATAACACCAATAAACTTGCCATAACCTGCTTCATTTTTCCATTCAGGTTTGTATTCGTATTCATATACTGGTAAACCATTAGAAAGCCAGCCAATAGCTTTAATGTGTTCTTTGGTGCGAATGTCAGACATAATTGCTGCTGCGCCCAAAGTACCACCTAGACCCATTAAGCCGCTATTCATACCTTGTTGAGCCGCTTGTTGAGCATTAAAGTTACCCATTTGTGCGTTGTAGCCCATTTGAGTTGCACCTAAAATGTCAGCCCCAGCAGTTGTTGCTTGTTGTGCAGAATTTACAAAAGTAGGGTTTTGCACTTGTGCGCCACTACGCAATGCGCTCAATGTATTAAGCGGTATATTGTAATTTGTGAGTGCTTGGTTATAAGCCTGTTGATTTGCTTGCTGACCAACACCAAAGCCTTGAGTAGTAGCACCCAATAACAAGTCGTTTTCTTTCATTGCTTGCTGACGCATAGCGTTATCGTATGCTGCTGTTCCTGGCACAATTCCTTGGTTTGCCAATGAAGCAGTAGCCATTTCACGATTTTGTGCAATTTGCGGTGCGAGGCGTTGCATATATGCGTCTTGGTAAGACTGCCCAGGGTTCATGCCAGTAGAAGGCAAATTAGGGTTAAAACCTTGACCCATCATTTCTTGGGTGCGACCTAATGCTGAATTAATTGTGCTTCCAAGACCTAAACTAGCTTGGTTTTGGTTATTTAGTAATTGTTGGCCTACATCAGAAAGTGAAGTTGTTGCAGTCCAAGTTGGGTTTCCATACTTATCTTCACCTGTCATGGAGTAATCAAGATTTCCGTAAGGAGTAACTTGATTTACACGATTGGCAGCAGTAGCTACACGAGCCGCATCAAGGTTGCCTTGTGCAGTTTGTTGCGCTGCTCCTGTGTAATCTGGGGCTGCTGGCGCACTTGGCGCAGGCCCTAATCCTAAAAATCCACCACCACCCATGTCATTCTCCTCTTGCTGTCCTTAAAGGGCATTTGATGTCGAGCCAACGACAATCTTCACGCCTCATAGCCATAATCACTAAGTCACCATCCATGTGAGCATCTGGGATTTCGGCTATCACTTTAAAACCAAGGTGTCGGTTTAGTCTTAGGGCATCTTCATTACTGCCGCAAACTTGCCCTAGTATAACGCTAACTCCTAGTTTATTAAAGGGATAATCGAAAGCCGCCCACAACAAATCTCGACTCATCCAATTTACTTCACCTACTGCCGCAATGTGCATTTGACACGCTTTTGGCATAAAACTGGCAAATCCTACTACTGCTACTAAATTTCCGTCTATTTCTTGACCTATACATACTGTTTCTGTTGGCAAGGGATGGTTCATCATTCTGACTAGCCAATCCCCCATATATTGCTGTTTTTCTGTGGTTACTGTACGCAATTACAGCACCCCTCCTTTTTCCATTACAACATCGGTACTTGACCAATGAACTTCAATATTTTGTGCTGCGGCAGTTAAATTAATACCTGCTGCATAGCCTACTCCTGTAACACCTTGCCAAAACTTAGTAGTAGTTAATCCACCACCCCAAACATCGTCATCCCAAGTGGCTGAGTCCCATCTTCCAGTTGTTAAATTAGAAGGATTAAAGGTTAAAGTGCCATTAACATTATTATTATCAAAATCAATATTTAAACCTATTGCCAAGCTAGGAACGGCATTATCAGATTGAATAATAGGGCGCAACATAGTAAAACGCTTTAATTGTCCTCTAGCATCAAAATAGTTGTATGCTTGCTGGGCAGTTGCATTAATGTTGTTGCCAGCATCGCTAAATCCATCATAGAATTTGCCTACATAGCCATTACCGCCAAAATACATACCTTCTTTACCATTTACTTCCCAACAACTAGCTTCAAGATTGGTAAAATTAGCCCATGACTTTGTAATGGTGTGCATTACATATTGTTGTGTTCCGCCAGTAATTGGTACATTAAATATCAACATATTTTCACTAGCAAAATACTGTATTTGCCAACCAAAATTGTCATAATATTGAGTTGCAGCTTGACTTACTGCATAGTAAATTTTGTCTGTAATATTAACTCTAGGGTCTAAACGGCTAGACTGAAGGGCAGCAGATAAAGGCACAATTCCATCTTGAGTTAGCAATAAAAGGTCGCCACCCCATTTAAAAAAGCATTTACGAGCAAAGGTTTGACCCATTTGCCAAACACCTTTTAATTGCCATGTTTCAGCCGCAGTAGGGTCTGTACCATTAATAACAATGACTTCACCCATATTGGTTACTACAACAAAGTAGTCATCTGCGCCTTGCCCAGCGTCTAATGTCCATGTGCCTACTGCTTGTATAAAACCACCATTTCTAGCAATAGAGCCATAAGGCAATACTTCAGCAAGTCCACCAATAGAATCAACATCCAAATACCATACATTCATGGAATTTTCTTCGGTAAAATACAAGCGGTTTTTAAATAAATTTACATTAATAAATGTATTAGAATTTATACCTGTTATACCTATAACGCTATAAGTTCCTACTACAGTAGCGTTTCCTGATGGAGCGCTTGCCATTGTGTAAGTAAGCGTAGTTGTGCCTGTTACTGTAACAACATAAGTGCCATTAAATTGCGTAGGAGTAGCACCAGAAACAGTTATTCTATTTCCTGTAATTAACCCATGAGCAACAGCAGTAGTAAGCGTAGCGGTTAAATTACCTGTACCACCTCTTGTAATTGTAGAAATGGTTTGTGCTGTAGTTGTTGTGGCTACTTTAAACCATGCAGAACCATCATAAATAATGGTAGGGTCATCACCATTACAAGCAACTAAAAAATGACCGCCAGCAGTAGTAATGTTAATAAATTGAAAACGACTATTAGTAAGCCCTGTAAATACAGAAGTTGCTACGCTTGTAGAAGCGTCATATATAACGCCATTTGCAACGGCAAATAGTTTTTGTGAACTTACCCCAGCGTAATTCATTAGGGTTTCTACTGTGCCTGTAATTCCTGTAGAACTTTTGGTATAGCCTTTTCTAAGGGTTACATCAGTAGGCGTAGGAAACCAATTTGTAAGCTGTACTGCGTCTGTTGGGGCCATATTAGCCAACGAATCCCTAGCGTTCCATCCCCCAATAGGAGAAGGCAAAGACGCTGTGGTAGCAGTAAACTTTTTAGATGGGCTTAATAGCATAATTAACTGCCATAGCCAGTATCAGGAATATTGGCATAACCAATAAGCACTTTGCTTGGATATGGGGCAAATGACAGATTAGGTGCGCCTTTGTCGTTAGCTTTAGCAATGGTCAAATAACGCTGATAATCTTGTTGCAATGCAGTAGTGTCAAAAGACTTAACTTGGAAATATTTGAGTTTGGTGTAAAGCACCATAATACGGTCATCAAATACAGTAGTGTCAGTATCAACAGTAAAGCTATTTTTTATAGCGCCATCTGCTGCTCTTGCCCAACCCTTACTTCTGTATTCCCAGCCTAAATACTCATTAGTATTCATTACAGGCCATATTTGGAATTGGTTGTCTAATATTCTCCAGCGAACTCTAGGCCCTGTTGAAATATAACCAGACTTTAGCCATTGCCATTGTTGGGCATCTTCTGGCCCTAACATTTCCCAATGTTTTGATTTATCCCATTGGGTGCGGTCAGTAATAGTTTCAAAGTCAGCAGGAAGGTCATAAGCGGTTTGAGCGCAAACAACAGACTGTATTCCGCTACCAGTAGCCATTTGGCTCATAACTACTACTTTTGTAGTGTTATTTGCCGAAACTACATAAGTGTCTTGCGGAATGTTATAGCCTGTTAATTGCCATTGACTTGTAACAGCGCTTAAATCTGTGCCAGCCGCAAAAGTCAAGTTATAAGAACCATTGACAGTTGTGGCGTTGGCGGTTAAAGATTGTGTGTAGAAACGATATTGCACCTGTAATGCTTGCCAATCATGCTCTTTAAGCAATTCATAACCAGCACCATTCATTAAAGCCAATATTTGCTGAACATCTTGTGATTGATTTCCAGCAACATAGGTAGGTACAGCTAAGTTTAACTCAGCAGTTGTCTGTTGAACCAGTTGCAACATCGTTTGGGACATATTAAGCCTCGGCTACTTTGGGTTTGCGTGTTTTTGGGGTCTTTTCCGCAACAGCCGCAAGTAGCGCTGACATCTGCTCTTGCATAGCAGCCAGCTTCGCATCTGTTTCTGCCTTGATTTTATCATTTTCTTGGCGTAATGCTTGCAATTCTGCTTGTCTTTGTGCTACTTCAGCAGAATCAGTCGCCAAATTCAAGAAAGCCTTGGCTTTTAAGCGGAAATTATATGGTGACATTCCTGCAACCATACCAATACGCTGTAATTGCTGGTCAGAACAGTCTGCAATAGACTCTACTGTGTGGAATTTCAATCCACGCAATTCTTCAGCTTGGCTACGAGTAATTTGAGGCCATTGGTCTAAAGGCGTACCTACAATGTCTTCATGACTTGCTACTTGGTTTTGATAATGCGCCCATTGGCGTGGAAAACGCTGTTTATGGGACTCTTGAGCGTATGTGTCAATTTCTGTCAAATTATCGCCAGGAATCATAATACGGACAAAATCAAATTCTTTAAAAATCGGTCTGCCAGCTTCGTCAGAAGCTATGTCTTGTTTAAGACTTTTTTTATAGAATTGGACTGCTAATCGTGCATCTGCACCTTGAGTATCGCTATCTATTGCCATTTTTAATGCTCCTAAGTAGTTAGGGGTTTATAAAAAATAAAAGGGACTCCCCTTATGAGAGAGTCCCAGTTTTACTACATTTTCAATTTAACAGTTTTTACCTATTAAACAGAAGCAGCACCGAACCAAGCATAATCGCCTGAAGCCATAGCTACGGATGGGCCAGCGTATAGACCAGCACCACCAGTTGCTACGAAAGTCGTAGTGTTGATAGAGCAAGTTGCTGTTGAAGCAGCAATAGTTGAGCCAGCTTTAGCCCAAACATAACGCTTACCATCGGAAGCAAATACTTCTGCACCGAGTGGGCCAAATGTTACAACTCCACCGTTTAATGCTTGTTCAGCAACGGTTTGTGTGTCGTTTAAGTCAATCCCTGACAGGGGAGTAATTGTAAATGCCATGATTTATTTCCTTTATTAATTAATTAGACGGTATAAATAGGGGTTTCCCCCTATCCATTAACTACCTGTCAATAAGCCTTGTAGGAAGGAGTTAGAAGTAGTCAAATTACCAGCCCAACCATACAATTTTACAATCGCATCTTGGTTAATAGATTGACGCTCACCACCAATAGGTACAAAGTTACGCTCTTTGTGTGGGCGTAAGAAAATGTAGTTGGTGTTCAAGAAGTACATATAAGTTGCAGTTTCTTGTGCTCCATAACCGCCACCCAATACCACATCAGCAGAAGTACCGCCACCGTAGAACTTAAGTGAAGCGAAACCAGCAGCGCCAGACTCTTCAGCAGCAATACGCTGAATAGCTTGCAATGCGCCTACATAGTAGGAATACAAAGTATTACCAGCAACAATCAAGTCAGCCTTGTCAGTACCACGAATCTGCTTAATAGCAGCAGTAGTCATTGCAGCAAGGATGGTTGTTGAAGAAGTAGCACCAGAAGTAATTTGGTTCTGCCAGAAAGTCCAAGTAGCACGGTTAATACCACCGTATGTGCCAGTTGTAGGAACTGCAGCTACAGCAGCGCCAAGACCATCAAGGTTCTTACCACCGTTACCAGTACCATCACCATACAAGTCACCAGAAATGCGGTTTAACAAGCGAGCTTCAGAAACTTGCATACGACCATCTAACAAGTCAATGATTGCTTCTTTGCTGCTGTTTTGCAACATTTCAAGACCAGACATAGTTACTGAGTCTGCGTATTGAGCAATTTTGAACTGAGCAGCAGAAATAGGGCTGTCTGGAGCAATGTTCAATACTTCATATCCGCTATAAGAGTTAGCGTTGTTAGTAGAGCTATCGTCATACATGATTTCTTCCAAAATCACATTACCGCCTGAGAATGGGCGTACATTGCCCTTCTGGTTCAAGCGCTGAAGAATTGCGTTGTTTTGTGTTAAGTTGTCTGCCAATTCACCGCTACGACTTTGAATCGTGGTAGCGATAATATCGGTGATTGCTGAGTTAGCAAATGCCATGATTATTATCCTTAAAAAAATGCGCCCAAAATTAGGCTAGTTAAACCCTGCGGCCCATTGCGTCACCTAATTGTTCTGCAATTAAAGACCGTCTATCCTTTTTATCGCCAGGTTCTGTCACTTTTCCGCTAGGAGTAACGGATTTCGGACTTACTGCTGCCGCCTTAGCCTTCGCTACTTGCTGTGCTTTGGATGCTTGTTGTTTGGCTGTATTAAGGAGTCGTTCCTGTTCCAATTCCCAAACATCATCATTCATACGCACGGCTTTCTTGTAGGCCGTTTCTAGGTCTGGGGCTTTCCCTAGCTCAAGTAGTTGAGCCATTTCTTCCCTTACCACATCAAAATGCGGAAACTTCTCCACATTACTTCTTACTCTTTCAATTTCACCCATTAAGCGTTGGTTTTCTTCTTGAGCAAACCGACCTTTAATGTTTGAAACTTCCTGATTTACCTGATTTAACTGGTTCATCAATTGTTGCGTATAAGCATCAGTTTGTGGTTGCACAAATTGACCCTCACCATTTAATTGTATACCATAATCTTGTGCAAGTCGTTGGAATACTTGAATTTTTTGAGCAGGGTCAGATTTAGACAAAATCATGTGTGCCCTACCAAGGTTATTAATCCATGCGGAAGGACTAATTCCTTGTTGCGAAAACTCTTGCTGAAATGGTGCAATAGCGTTTTCCAATTCTCTAGCACGGTCAGCTTCAGCTTTATAAGTCGATACGCCTTTCTTATATTCTGATTCACGCTGGTTGGCATATTCGGCAAACTTGGTAAAATCTTCTTTGGAAATCTGCTCGCCTTTTTCCATTTTGTCCCAAATGGTGACATATTCCTTTTTCCAAGTAGAAGGGCGACCTACAGGCTTTTCCTCCTGCGCTGCCTCATACGACTCCGTAGGTTCATCAGATGAAACATTTTCGGCAGGCTCTTTGTCGTCTGCAACGCTAATTTCCTCTTTAGGGGGCTCTTCGGCATCACTTTTTTCCAAAACCTCTTCATTTTCCAAAGGTTCTTGCTCATTTTCTGACTCTTCCAATGCTTGTTCTAGTAATGCTCTGCGGTCTAATTGTTCTTCTGACATGGTTTTTCCTATCTATAGTTAAGTTTTGCATAAGCCAGTTCCGCAATTTGACGCTTTCTTGCTTCTTGGGACTTGGTGCTGATTGTTGCTTCTTTGCGCTGCATTGGTACATCGTTTCCTAATTCAATACAACCGTTGCGTTTTAGGTTTTCTCGGTGCTTAGAGCGACTGTCAATCCAGACTTCATAGCGACTTTATCTAACCAAGAAGCCTTTGCAGCTTCTTCACCAATAGTCGGTGTCCACCACTCTAAAAAGAACTCCTCGTCAGTCTTTTTAACTTTAATATGGTTGCTTTCGCTCCATCCACAATTAGGGCAAGTCATTACATTCTCCTTATAAGGTCAGGTACTTTGTAGTATTCCTCTTGACGCAGTGCAATAACGGAGTCGTACCATTTGCCGTTTTTCCAGCGCCAACAGATATATTCTTCTTTTGGTAGTAATACAATTGTTTTAACGCCCAATGCGCCTGCTAAATGGGCTGTGCCTGTGTCTACCGTTACAATGCCCTTCATAGCCTTCATGTGGCTTGCTGTAGCCTTCCAATCTGTTTTCCAACCGTCATTAGGAAGGGGATGAAAAAAGCCGTCATGGTCTGGTGATAAGGAATAGCAGTTATCCCCTACCAACTTGTACATTTCGTGGTCAGGAATAGACTTAATATGAAAAAGAATGTTGCGACTTGCGCCCCAATTTACCCCTATTTTTGGCTCAATATTGGAAGGTTTAGCATCCATATAACCTTCAGAACCTACTATTTTTTTGGTTGTTACAGGGAATAACGCTTTAGCATACTTGTCAGCGCATGAAATATAGTAAGGAAGGCTCATGTCGCCAATCCAGTAATCACAAAGAGTTACTTCTGGGCATTCTGGTTGGTTTGTAAGAATATCAATGCACTCAAATTGCCCTAAAACTCCGAGCAATGAGCCATGAGTCAATAATACGACTTCTTCTGCTCCCATAACTTTGAGAAAAGGCAAGAAACGAGCAAACATAAAGATGTCGCCAAAGCCTTGTTCCATTTGGACAACAATAGACTTGCCTAAAAGACATTGACCACGCCATATTTCTGGCTTTGGTGGTTTTTTAGTGTATTCGCTTACTTGGTTGGCAAGAACATCAGGATGCCAACGGTATTCAAACAGCCTAAAACCAGCGTCATAGCGACCTTGGTGCAAATGCTCGTAGGCTTCTTTGTATTTTGCGTGTGGATTTACAGGATAAGTGCTAATAGGGCCTCTTCATCGTCTAATTCTGCTTGCCGTTTTGCTTCGAGGATTGCTAACTCTTGCTCTAAGCGGAGTTTTGCTGCTCTCATTG